GTGTAAAGCAACTTTTCTCCAATACCCATGATAACGTATTTATATTCATAAGTAAATTACATTAATATTATCTTTTTTGATAAGCAATACTTATGACCTTGGTTTCTAACCTGATGTTTCTAATTTTAGAGATATGCATAAGATGAAGGGTTTGCAGGAAGGATATTTTTTATACCTATCTAACTAAATGTATCTAAATGTATTTAACTGGGGTACTCTTTGGGGCACTTTCTGGGGCACTTGTAGTTTTTTTCAGAAATAGTGCCCCAGTAAAAAATATTTAATTATCATTGTTATGGACAGGTACGTATCATATAAAAATCTTATCAAAAATTATTTACATCAACTAGCATTTTTATAATCTTTTTCAAAAAAACATTTTTAAACGATTTAAGAAGCACGCTAATAGCTGTATTTTTTACGTTCTTATATGCGTATTTAACCATTGCTGCATCAATATTTATCATTCTTACTCACAGATTCATATTTTCATATATTTTAACGAATTTTTGAATCAAATCTACTCAACCTTATACTATATGAAAGGGTCACAACAGGGTCATGTATGTTGTGACCCTGTTTAGATACTGACAACAACTGTCATAATTGATATAATTTTAGAAATACATATATATAAAGGAGAAAATTATACAATGAGAAAACTAATTTCTGGTGCTGCTCTTATACTAGCACTTAGTTTAGCAGGTTGCGGAACATCTAATGACAAAGAGGAGCCTAAACAAGACAAAGAGGAAACTTCTTCTGTAGAAAAAACATCTGCTAATAACGATAAAATATACCAGGATTATATTAAAGAAGTTAGTCCTATTATGGAAGAAATATATAACTTCGGTGTTGAATGGGATGAATTGAGACAACAATCGACAGATGGCACTTTAAACGATCAAGATTTAAGTAACATAATAGCTAATGAACTTTTACCAAAAAATATGCAATTAGTAGAACAAGTTGAATCATTGGACGTGGATAATGAATTGGTTGACACCCACGAAAAGCTAATTGATATGTTAAATAAACAAAACTCTGCACTTAGTGAAATTGCATCCGCAATTGATACTAATGACCTTTCTAAAATAACTGGAGCTAATGAATACCTTAGTGAAGTTCGAAAAATTGAACGTGAATATGTAAGAGAATTAGAAAAACATATCGAACAATAATTATATGAATAACTCAAAAAAGCCCAGGTTCAATTAAATTGAGCCTGGGCATTATATTATTTACCACGTCTTTGCTGAATCGTAATATACAAGCCCATTAAACGATCAGTCGTCATTGTACCATTCTGTAAATCCTTTAAATGCGATTCCTGAATAATGCCGTCTTTAACCGCCTGTGCGATAAAGTTTTCTGTTTCAGTTTTCATAGCTGGTGAACCAGGGTTCCATGTTTGAGCCATTTTGATTTCCTCCTTTTTATCCTCTACGATTAGTTGTACTTGTCCCTTGCTATTAGTAGGCACGTTCAATTTACCCTCTAGCTTATAACCTGCAGGTAACTTCCAATTTGCTTTAACTTCAAAATGTGGTCGGTCGATACTACCTACCCAATCGCCACCCCATGTAATACCTAACTTTCGTGCAATAGCCCCTACTCGATTAAGTGTAGTTACATCATATAAAGACTGTGGAGGACCTACAGCAATATCCCAAGCTAAGCGTGATTTGTGATTACTGGAAAGTGTCCAGGTAACAATTTGCCCAGGTCTTGTACGACCCTGAGCATAAAGATAATTTTGTCGTTCCTGTGAGCGATAAGTCTCTGTAATAAAGATATTTTTAATGCCTACTTTAAAACACTCCTGAAACAAAAGTCTGCAGGCTGTTTGTGCTGCAGGTAATAACTCTGAAAGATCTCGACATGTAGTTGTTACGTTTGAGCTCATTTAACATCATCCTTTGGTTTGTCGTATTTTAATGCCTGAGAGCTGTCATTAGTGCCTTCTGTCGTTGGGTCAATAACCACTCCAATCAGCACTAAAAAAGCGAGCACAGTGTTAAATAACTCTGTTACTCGCTCGTTATAGATGGTCGTATCGTAGCCAAATAATGTACCAATTTGTTGCACCAATAATAGTATTAATGCAAATGCTGCCACTAAAAATGGCTTGTGTTTTAAACGTACTTTCCAATTAATTTTCATATACTTTCTCCCCCAATTCATCAATTCGTTTGTGCGCTTGTTTGCTTGATTCTTCTACACGTGTAACACGTTCTGACAAGTCCATTCGTGCTTTCTGTTCTACTTTCATATCTACACGAATATTTTCAACACCATTGTTAATGGCATCTAACTTTGTGCTGATTACTGCTGATTCAGCAGCACTTTGTTGTACATCTTTATCACGATTTTTCAGGAATGCAAGATACGTAAAAAGTATGCCAAACAAAGCACTTAACACTCCTACTATTGCTGTTAACTCCATATTCATGACAACACTTCCCTTTGACATAATAAAAAAGGATACGCCTTTTTGTCGCACCCTTTAAATTCCCAAGCACTTGGGATTATTAAATATTTCCCTCTATCAAGTATTATTTTTCATATCCCCACTCTCCAAATGTTTTATATCTTTCTCATATTCTAATAATTTTGATTCTAATCTGCTAACTCTTCGTACTAGTTCTAGTTCTGCTCTATGTTTCAAAGTAAATGTATAAATTATACTAGCAACCTCTATTACAGCTAGAATCAGTGTAAACAATAATATTTGTGACTCAAAAAAATCAATCAGATTAGCCAATTTTTCGTTTTGTTTTCCTTTAGAAAGTTCATTGGCTTCCATATTTAATGTTATAAACGCAATGAGAAGAATAAAGAAAAATAATTTAGGTAATGCCAATAAAAATTCAAAAATATTTTTAAACATACATTTCCCCTCTTTCCATCTTTTTTTACACATTTCGACAAAAGAGGGAATTTACCTTCTACACTGAAAAAAATAATACTAAGCCTTAGCTTGCGGCTTAAATTCTTCCCCTGTAATTTCTTTGTATTGTTCTTTTGTAATTTCTCCAAATGGATTCATTTCTGTTTTTACAGCAATACGTAATTGTTCTGCAGTTACCCAGCTCGAGATAAAAGCAATTTGCTAAAAATTCATCAGTCTCCACCGCCTTTCATTGAAATCATATCGAGTTTTAGTTGTGTTAACTGGGTACCTAGATTATTTATAAGAATATCTTTTTGAATATTTTTCACCTTCTCTTGGGCTAACTGCTCTCCTAAAGACATGACTTGTTCTTCTGTTGTGGGTATGGTACCTACTTTTTCAAACTCACCTAATTCTCCATTGGGCAATCTTCTACGTCTAAGCATTATTCCAACACCCCCATAATTAGATAGATTTTATTGTTAATATTTACGTTAGGTCTAGTAGTAGTTAGTTTGAGAATAATATTATCCTTCGACTCCTGTGTTTCATAATAAAACTCATCCTCTACAACACTTTCATAAACTGGCACTGTGTGTGTAGCTGTGAGTGGTACATAAGACTCTTGCTCACCTTTGAGTGTCATGGATAGATCAATATTTAAATCCAAGTCCGTATCACGCTGAATCCACATTAAAACGCCCTTCGCAGAACCTTTAGGAGGAGAAATCTTATACCTCGCTACAGATTGCAAAATAGGCGTTTTCACTTCGCTTTTATTTAATTTTATGGTTTTTGAAACTTTGAAATCGTAACTGTCCATTAGTTCAATAACGATCGTATTTTGCCCCACTACTAACTGTGCCAATGCAATATCAAATGCCCATTTACCATCAATGATTTCTAATGCTATGCTGTTTCCCCCATTGATTCTATACGCTGCCGTTATTTCGTTATCGTCTGGATCACTAGCTCCACCACTAATTTTAAATTTATCAGTATTAATAATGCCACTTGGTTGTACAGTATCAACGGTTAAAACAGGTGGTCTGTTTGGCACAACATAAAATGTACGCTCTGCTATCGTAGATTGACCACCATCGCTATCCTGCGCCCATATTTTAAGCGTATGTGGCACGCCATCGGTTAGATTACCTGTGATAGCTGTTTCGCGATCATACAGTTTTCCACCCTTAAATTTCAATTGTTTGTTAAATGGAATGGCAGCGTTACTCAAACCAATCCCTAGCACGATGCGTTGTTCCAAATTCACTTGGGCATAAATTGTAACTGATTGATTGGCATTTACATCAGCTGCAGAGCCAGCCACATTAAATACATCATTTTCATATAGTGTGACATTTGCGCTTGGTGATGTTACTGAAACTGTTGGAGCAGTGTTGGTAACATTTAACGCAAAACCTTGTGAAGTAGTAAATTCGCCATCATTTGCATCTACTGAAATCCAAGCACTACCAATTTCTTTACCAGTCAAGGTTAATGTATTGCCTACCACACTAGTTGTCGTTACGCTTGGATTGCTTGATGAAGCTGCATAGGTCAATGGATCTCCCTCTGAATCAGTAAAATAATTAGCTAGATTAATTGTGACGGTTAAATCTTTTTTAGTAGATTGTGTAGGTATCTGAGTATAAGTAGGTGGTGTATTTGCTTTTTCACCTCTTACATACCAATAACCATCGGCATTCCTAGCATTATTTATATATGCATTCTCATCAGCAGTAATAGTTGTTAAATATTCACCTGGTGAATAGGTGGTCGAACTTACTGTCTGACGATATATTGCAAAATGACTACCTGCCGCTGCTACGTATTTATAAACAAAATCTGATACAGGTTTATTAAAAACAAATACAAACTCTCCGTTATTCGTACCGTCTGCTCCAAGCATTACTTCACGTAAAACAGGATTTTGTTCATATTTCGGGTTAGTAAAAGGTGGACGTGTATCATCTACATTATTTGTCGTATATCCATAAACAGATCCGACATTCATATATTGATCGAACGTTTCAATAAAAGTATATTTAGCTTTAACTTTGTATCTATTCCAAAAATACCTTGCCATCCTAAACCACCTCCACTAACTCAACATGATAAGTCTGCCAATCCCCAATACCCATCTCTGACAATGTTGTATCAATTGCTACATTACTACGAGCTAATTTAGCACCTTTTTTGTATGCATTTTTAAGAGCTTGTACTTTGATAAAGTCTTTACCTACCTCAGTGATAAAAACATCTTCATTGGCCACATCATCAAAAATAGTTACCTGTGAAAAGGCTGTAAATCCTTCAGTATTCGCAACCTTCAAAACAGTAGTGCCAATGACCACAGACTCTACTATATCAGTAAGTGTTTTATCCAGTACGATTTTATTGGTACTGCCATCTAACACATCTGCAAAAGTTCCACTGTTACCTGGTACGCGGCCGTCAAGTTCCAACTGCACACGCATACGCTCAATCTGTCGATATATTTCAATTAAAAAGCGATAGGCATTATAGATTCCCCACTCAAAATTATTTGCGAACTCTGACATGTACGGTGTACCGTCCTCAATGACTTCTCCGGTTACTGGGTCCGTTACATCATCATGCCATTGTGTGCGATCATACGGATTTTTCTTGAAATTTAATGGTATTTCACCATTCATTAGATTACGCATTTACTTTCACTTCCTTTGCTTCGAGCTGCAATGGGAATGCAATCACATACCCTTGAACTCCTTTTTGGTAGTTCATTGTTTTTACATACAGTTCACGTCCATGGCTATCAACTAATGACGCACGAGTCACCAAGCCTTGTTCCATTGATAATTTGACATACTTTCGTAAGCCATATTTTGTACTTGTATGATAAATTTCTTTGTCGTATACAGTTCCATCTATAGTAACTTTTGCACCTGCTACCATGTCACTTAAGTATTGCTGTACGAGCTCAAGCATCAATGGCTGTATCTCATTCATTGCTTTGTCCCCCCTGTCCTAAATCGACCACAAATACGACTATTTGTTTTAAAGCCGTAAATGCCATCGATAACATTGATAATTTCTTTCCCTAATGCTCCATGCGTTGGTGCTGTTTTAAAGCGACTGCAAATTTTATAATTTATCTGCCATGCATACGTGCCCGCATATAATAAAATAAATTCGTTTAACTCATTTAAAAGAATGTAAATGCCTACCCCTGCTGTTTTAATACGCTTAACCAAAATATCAGGAATTGTTTTAGCTGAAGCACGAATGTTGAGCAGTAATGTAGCTGGCTCAAACTCTCTCCACCCTTCCTCAAAACCAACGAAATCATTGCCCATATAGGCATCCATAATCTGATTCATCGTGTCTATATCGCCCTCGGACAAATTAAGAATGCACTGAATTTTAATCATTTTGCGATACTCGTCATCGTCCCAACTACCACGTGAAATACCTTCATCTTTACCTAGCCGATCTAGTCCGTATCCTTCAGCTTGATCTACATCCCAATATTTCAAAATTGTTTGCTGGATAGCTAAGTTCTCAACACCGTTTTCAGCAATAATTTTTAGCAATTTATAGTTATTACTATCTTTCTCGCGTGTGAAATGGCGCGGCATACGTTCTAATAACGTTTGTAATCGCTGGTTAGTCAAGAGGCAACACCTCGATTTTGCTCTCGTCTGTTTCAGCTACTTCAGGAAAAGCAATGGCGACATTTTTTGGCTCATAAGTAATACCATCTACTGAAAACTCAACACGAACATCCTCAACTCCATCTATAGATAACACACGGGCCTCAGCTTTTGTACAAACGACATCTTTACTCATACCTAAACCATGATGCAATACGCTATCGTATGTACCACCAATGTATTTGACTACTTGACCAATGACCAAATTATCACCGTTTAAAGGGTATTGACCGCTTTTCTTTACATATGCCCGTACATAAATAGGAATCGTTGTGGCACGGGTAAAACCAATTTCATGCACAATACCTCTGTTATCAGTAAAAGTGTATACAGTAGATCCGTATGCGCGAATACCGCCACCTTTTTTCCTAAAGATCGCCATTGCAATATCTTCATCTAAGCCACCAAGCACAACTGTTTCAAAGCTATGTGGCGGGCGTCCTTCTTCATCAAATACATTGGTGTCATTTTCGATTGCAATGGCAGCACGCACACCCTCCACTTCGTCAAGTACATTTGCTTCTATGGATTCAACACGTCTGGCACCTACTTTTCCGAGAGAATCATAATAACGATCTTGCAGTTCTTCGTCAGTTTCTTCATCTTGACCATTAAAAAAAGCATCATAATTCACAACGGAATTGATGCCTGACTGGGGATTTACTATTATACATATATCATTCGGCTCTACGTTTCCAATTGCGCCATATTCAAGGGCTTCAACATCTACTCGATAGTTTCCATCCTCCACCGCATCTATAGCCTCTAAAGCTTTAAAATACACATTGTATTTCGTCCGAAACAAATCACCTATATTGATTTTTGCACCTTTATCTAAATTGACAACGACCTCGCCAGTAGCTTTAATCCACCGTTTGCGAGTAAGTAAGGCACGTTTGACATTAGCCTCTAGCGTTGCTCCTTCCGAAGTGTCAACAAAGCGAGCATTGTAGACCATTTCAAGTTGCTCATTATCTTCTGCCCTTTGTTGGGCCTGCAAGTGAATCATTTTACCAACAGGTGTACGATCTGATAAATCGGCATCCTCGCCATATAAATCCCTTGCTTGCTCCTCAATTATTGGCAAGTAATCAGCCGTTCGTTGCCTCTTAAACCCCGATTTGGTTAACAATAACCTCCCCTCCAATCTCATGCCCTTCTACTGTTCTTGCTCTGAAATTAATTGTAAGATGGCGTTTAATACGATTGAAATCATACTCCACGCTTAGAACCTCAGCAACACGTGGTTCCTGATATAAACAATCATGCATAGCTTGCACCACTTGCTTTTTATTGGGAATCTTTTGTTCAATGACTGCTCTACGAAAGCCATGATTATCATTGAACATCCATTCACCAACCACTGTGCGCAACAGATGCTTTAAATTTTGTATGAGCTGTTCATCCCCGTCAACCAGTTCGTTAAATACCCAGTCGCCGTCATCGTTGTACTTAAACGTGTGCATTATATCTCCTCATTTACAAAAACATCGGGACTACCCTCTGCAGCTCTCGCTCCACATGTTAGCTTGTCACCTTTACGACATAGCCCTAATTTATTCACAAATACGTTTGGACTTCCTTTTACAGTTACCCTCCCATGCGGAGGGGGGATGGAATGAATTTGCCAAGCGTCATTTTGTCGGTTGGCAGGAATTCCATTGATAAAAACATCGTTGCTAGCTTCAATTGCTGGTGCTGGGGGCGCTCCACAACCACCATCACATAAATCACCTAATCTCATTGCTTTCGGCATAGTTACTCTCCTTTCCTAGTTTAAGAATATATATCTCCCTTTAATGATGACGTCTTTTTGCGATGTAATATTAATGTTTTCTTCTGACTCCATGAATATTTCGCCCGCTGGATTTATTCGAATTTTATTTTTATATATTTTATCCGAGAGCAGAAGGTCATCAGGATGCTCATTTTGCAGTGGTTTTGTGAAATAATGAACACCACCAACTATTAATGCATCGTTGGCACTAAATGACCTACTTGCAGCCTTTCCTCCACCAAACATCAAAGGGTCAATGTCCGCCTGTGAACAGACAACTAACACAATATTGCCTTTTTTAATTGGTACTTGGATAACGAATTGCTCTGTTTGCCAAAATACCATAGGCACATCTAAAATCGGTGTAGCATCTGGATCATTTAAAGGGAGAACATCAGCTTTATACAAGTTCATATCTACCTCAAGTACCTCACATATAAGACATGTATTCATATTCATCAGGCTTTCTTCGATAGATTCGCTTACAAATTGAGTCATTGATGTTTTTGTCATACTGGCACCACCTCACATTCTGTGTAGTATTCTTGGCCGGATGTATCGCCCTTATGTTCGCCTTTAGAAACACGAAAAACACCGCTTACTTTACGAGATGTAAGTTTAATAATGACATCTGTTGTAATACGGTGGTTAAGCAACACTTTAATTTTGTAGCCTTTAATTTTTTTCTTATCATTTTTTAATTTAGAACCTTTTTCATCCTTCATTTCTTCCTCGACTTCCTCAGGTTCGTCAATCAATCCTGTTTCCTTGGAAATATCGAGCCCTAAATTATCGCCTTTTTTACTGTCCCGTACATAGATACGTCCTTTATTAATGTGTAACTTTGCCCCACAATCCTTTGCAATTTCAGAAACAAGAAACTTAATTTTGCCATTGAGCGCTTTGCCTGAGCGATAAATAAAATCAACAGGTAAATCAATATCACCAATTGCAAGCCCTGCATCACGTGCTAACTCTCGCAAAATCAAAGATGCGGTTGTATTGCGGCCATAGGTCCGTTTGATGACTGTTTTTGTGTAGTCTAAAGTGCAATCAATACATTTAAATGTTGTGATTTTGTCTAGCCCTTCCCACTTAGTTCCCTTCTTTTTTAAAGTTCCACTGAAAATCACTCCATTGTCATCAACATAACCAGCGCTTAAAATCGCTTCTTTGTTTGCAGCTATGGAATTAATCGTTTCATCCTTAAGGTTATAAACTTGGATGTCAATTGTATCTACTTTATCGTTATCACCGAAAGGAACACTAAATTTTATAGTTAATGGATCCGTAATTTCTCGCCCACCTACTAAAAATGTAGTTTTACGCATGTATAAATTACCCATCTGTTTCACCTACATATAAAAAGACCGTCTCATTCAGATTATCGTAAGTGATACGAGTAGCTGAATTAGCTCGGTCTTTCGGTATAATTTGCACTTTTGGTAACTCAATGCTTGTCCTATTTTGGAATAGCGGACGATTCAAAACGAGTTTTTCTCCAACTACAAGAGCCCCACCATTTTTAAATAAATCTAAGGTAAAGAAATCATGAGCATGATTGTAATTGACTTCAAATTCAAATATTTCTCCTGCCAACTCCATTTCGAAGGCATATGGAATCTCATTTTTATCAATGTCAATGTATTCATCCATCATTTACGCCCCTCCAATCCAGCCCATCCACTACTCTTTTTTTGGGATGATTTTGGCGGTGTAGTATATTTGGTTTTTTTCGTTTTCGATGTTTTGGAAGGAGTTTTTTTCTTTTGCTGTCGTCCCTTGTTACTTACAGGTTTAGTTTGTTTTTTTACTGGCACTGATACACTAACAAATTTAGCAACCTTAGCTACTGTTATTTGCTTTAATGTCATTGTAAAAGCGTATCCATCCTTAATCTTCGCCTCATAATCACGATTGAAATCAGTTATGACTACATGCTTTAAAGCTGTCATATAGTCAAAATCAATGATTTCGCCTTTTTCTCGGTATTCACGGAGTTTTAAGACTTTAGCTTCTGTATCATCCAAAATTACTCCTGACAGTGAAATGGTGATAGGATTGCTCTTTACGTGGTCCGTAATCTGTTCACCATCTTCAAGTGCATGATCTGTAGTAGTAGATGATTCAGGCATTGACACCTTTGTAATTACATCAATTAATACATCTTTAATGTATGGCATTCCTATCACCACCTACATAATTTGTAATTCCTCTCCTAACACATCACTAATAATTTCACGCACTTTTTGAGCTATGTCCACAGGATTATCACCTGTAATATTAAACACAAATTGATGACCTCCACCGCCTGCATTTGGTGCTTGTTGGGTTGCTCCTCCGCCTCCCATATTCAGCTCTGGTGTGCCATCAGAATTTTGAGTCAACATCCCTGCACTTCGCAAAGCAGATGATTGTTGAGCTGTTAGTACGGTTTCGTCTTTATGCAATTCTGCTACATAGCCATCGTAAGGCACTCGTTCTAACCCAGTAGCGTGGGACCCATTAAATAATTTTTTGAACACGCCACCACCAGCTAAACTACCAATTTTACTCCCTACTGTAGAAACCCATTCAGGAACTTTAAAATTTGATAAGGAACTTTTAAAGTCATTCCATTTTTGACCAATTGTCTCAAACCACCCAATAGCTGGTTGTACAAAATCAGATACAGACTGCTTAATTTCCGCAAATTTTTCTGTTATAGTAGCCCACAAGCCAATCGCTCTTTCTTTGATAGAATCCCAGTTGTTATATAAGTAAACACCTGCACTAATCAAAGCTCCAATAGGTCCTGCCACCATTGCCATCATAGGATTTTCACGTAAAGTTAGCCATAATTCAAGTGCTTTTGCTTTGATGGTGTCCCAGTTTCTATATAAATAAATGCCAGCCATTACTAAACCACCTATTGCTAACGCAGCTATACCAACTGGATTTGATAACATTGCGAAAGCCCCTGCAAAACCTTTAATTGTTTTAAAGGCATCGATACCAGCTTTAATACCCTTAAATGCTGCAAAACCAGCAGCGATACCTCCACCCACTGCTATCACAGCCTCTTTGTGTTCAATTAACCAACCTAGACCTGTTTTAATTGCGTCGATTGCCGGAATTGCTATACTTTTGACAGTTTTAAAACCTTGGCTTAGTTTATCTCCTAACTTTTTACCATCGATACCCTTTATTTTTTCAGCAACAAGACCTAATGTGGTACTAAATCCTTTACCTACTAACCCTAATACATTCTCGATTGATTTTAATGGGGTTCCAGCTAGTGTATCTTGAATTGATTGGATAATACCGGCCGTACCTCTTGTTACAGCAGTTTTCATGTTGCTCCATGAAGTAGCGATGCCTGAACTACTCTCCTTAGCGATTTCAGCAAATCCTCCTACACCGCCATTCAATGAAATTATCTTTTTATTAAAATCTTCAAACTTGATTTTACCTTTTTGTAGTGCAGTATATAAATCTCGTTGCGCCGACTTTCCTGTGAAACCGAATGCCTCAGCCGTCTTATTAAGCGCAAAGCCCATCGTTTCTTGTAGCGTCGACCAACTATCGGCCTCAACTTTACCCTTAGATAGCATTTTTACATACTGATCAAGCCCACGTTCTGCATCTGCTGACGTTGATCCTGACGCGATGAATGCGTTATTTAACGATAGCGCTGTATCTGTCGCCATGTCTAAATCGCCAGTCATAAGTGCAATATTCTTTGTACTGCCGACAATACCATCTAACGTCGTTGGTAGACCCTGAATGCCATTAGATAATTTATCTATACTTGCTGAAGATTTTTCGCTAGCAAAGCCCATTTTTTCCATAACAGTAGGGAAACCATTTAGTGTATCCACACGACCTATAGCGCCATCTATAGAACCTTTCACCATACTAATACCTTTTTCGACCACTTTAACCGCACCTATAGCCGTACCAATACCTATAATAGTATTTTTGACTTTACCAGCCGTAGACCCGAAAATACCCATAGATTTATTTGCATTATTCACTTGATTATTGACACGTTGCATTTCATTTCTTAGGCTTTCCGTTTCAGCTTCTGCAGCACTAATACGTTGAGTCATACGTTGCATTTCACTACGAGCCTCTGACATTTCTTGCTCTAGTCGATTGGTGTATCTTTGCAATATCCTCATATTATTTGCAGATGCATCAATTCGTGAATTCAAACCATTCATGCCATGAAATGAACTATTAATACTACTACCAAATCGCCTGAAATGACTTTCGAGAGAATTCATCGTAGTATCTATTCGTGATAAGGTCCTAGTTGCTTCATCGCGAATGCTAATACCTACATACATATCACGTAAGGGGTTACTCACTTAATCACTCCCATCTCTTTTAACGCTGCCAGAGCTTCAATAATAGAATCATTATCCCATGACATAACAACATCAGGATCTAAGCTATATTCTTTTGCTACTACGTACGGCCATAGATTCCCTTTTACTTTATTTACATAACGAGCAGGGATATTAGATACCCCTGCGAATGATAATTTTTTATTGTCCCGTTTGAAGAAAGGTTATTGCTTCGCTTGTTACCTCTTCTAGTTCTTCCCATGTATCAAAATCATCCATTGTAAGCCCTTGAGGAGACACAACAACATTTTGTAGCATCAAAGGCATCATTTTTACGTTAATTACTTTCCCTCCTAAACCTGTGCCTTCATCTATAATTGCTGCTTGCTTTGAGTTCATGACGTTTTGGAAAGTATATTTATTACCTGCTTTTGATGTAAATTCTTTTGTTTTTGGTTGAAATGCCATAATACTTATTCCTCCTAATATTTATTAATCTTCTTTGTAATGTGCTGCTAAAATAATAATTTCGCGTGGCTCCTCTTCCTCTGCGCGAGAAAATGTCGGCCATTTTTGGATGCGGCAATCCTCACCTGTTGCACGCACATTTAATTCTGTGTCTTGGATCATAAAATCGAATGACTCACCACTTTTATAGAGCTGATGCAAAACAGGTATAGATGCAGAACTAGGCTTTAATTTTAATGTGAGTGTACCTGTTTCATTGTTGGATTCATTGTAAGTCACACCGCCATCTGCACCAACGCTTTGTGACCACTTATCCTCGTTCGCTTCTGCTGAAATAGCATCGCCATCACCGTAGCCAGTAATAATATTGCCAGCTACGATAACTTGTGTATGTTTAAAATTGTGTACAGCCATTTAAAGTCCCTCCTTACAGTGCCAATACACCATTGATTTGTACTTTTTCCACGCCACCCGCAATGATAATTCTAAAGTTAACTTCTGGTAAAATGCGCTGGGCAATCGTATTTTTCGGGATGTCTTTACGACGTGGGAATGTAATTTGATAATCTGGATCGCCATTGTCATCCTCTGCGATAATCCCTTGGCGATAAGCAGATTTAAAGCGTGTATCCATGCGAGCTACAACCATCGCAATACCTGCATCTGTATACGGTACTTTTTTGACAGTTGCAAGTAGTTGGAATATATCCTCGCGCAAGCGTGCACGTAGGAAATAATCAGCTTGAATCACGTCTAAATATTCGCCACCAACTGCTTTTCCTGATGCGTTGATTAACCAGCCCATTTCACTGATACATGTTGTCGCATTATTGGAGATAATCGTGTTAATTTCAGCGTTAGACAGCTTAGCAGCACGTACTCCATTGACCTGTTTATGACTAAACACATAGGAGCCGATGACTTGTGGCGCACCGTATGCAATAAGCCCCTCTGCATGATAAGCGTGTTCATCGTCATGTACCGATAACAATACATTTTCATACAGATTTTTTATTTCTCCTGATAGAGCTATATTTTTTGTTGTCACACCATAGATTTTTTCTTGCGTAGATATCCAGTTACATAGCTCCTTAATTTCTGCATCACCATTAGCTGTAGACACTAGATAGAACCAATCGTTATCAGTTGTAACTAGGTCATTTAATGCTGCTGACAATGCTGATACATCGTCTGCCTCTGCAACGTAAGAAACACCATAGCAAGCTAGCTCGCGAATTTTTGGGGACTGCCCAAACATACGAGTGGCAAGTTTGTATTCCTTTGTCGTTTCCGCAAAATCCTCCGACACTTCGGAAATATCTGTGTAAACCTTATAATCTAAGGCTTTGCTTGTTGCCAACATCAGTGGCAAACCGAAGCCCTTTTCACTCACTGGCTTAGTTTCTCGAGTAATATTGACCTCGACAAAACGTGATTTATCAGATGCAGCCATGCCTTCACTCCCTTTCCACGATTACTTCATATTCCACCTTGTCGAAGTAATCAATTTCGTATTCATCTGTTTCGTTGTATCTGATTATTGCATCGAAGCCCCATTTTTCATCGTAGGAATCAACTAAAAATGTCGTGCGATTGGTAACATCAGAAACACTTGCAACTGCTACACCCAATCCATCCAAAAAGAAAGAACCTCGCCCCTCAAACCACCTACGAAGTTGTATAGCCACTTCATAAGCGTTATCATGCGAAGTTCCGTATACATTGAATGAAATTGTGGCGTTGCGTTCCTGTGATCTTGTTTCAATTAAGGCGTCAGGTTGGTTTGTGTGAGAAAGATTTTCACGACCTCGCCCTTTCCTATCTCCAATGATTTTATAAGTGGCATATGGCAAAGATGGCAACTTTCCGAGCTGATCTGCACGAATAATCGTTATCGATGTATCAGCAGCTACTTCATTACGAATTAATTTCATTAAATTCATTTTTCGCGCCACCGCATTAGATAGATATTCACGTCTGTATATGCTGAATAATCCTTGAAGGCTTGTACAGTATATTTTGAGCCATTGTATTCTACCTTAGTGTCTTCTGGAATTTGCTCCACCGTCAGCAACTTACGCTCCTTGACAGTATATATGCCATTTTCTACATACTTTACATCATCATTAGATAGGGGCAAGATAATGCCGAGCATTTCCTTAGATACTTCCTGACCGTCAAACCAATCGCCATCAACATAATCACCCTCGCTCTCTAAAAATGCCACAAAAGGCACACCTTGCGATTGGATAACAGAGGCAAACAACATCTTTTCGGGCATTATTTTTGCACCACCTTGTAAGTAATACGCATACGCAAGCCACCACTATCAATCAACGGATTACTAGAGCCTTTCTGAGCAATAGTAGCTGGTGCATTGGGTGGCGTATCTAAATCGGTTATTTTCTCTTGGATATCCGCTACCATCTTTGCACCCAGTCGTTCACATAATGTTCGAGCGTTTATGCGAAGATTTAATAAATGTTCCATTTGCTTTTTCACAAATTTAACCCATTCATCTTGCTTTTCATCGAATGTGGACCGTAAAAATGACCGTTCGGGAATGACAATTGATCCGCTTCCTTTACGGATTGTGACTCCAAACTCATGTACTGCCGCAATCATGACATATTCGGCTCCCTGTCCTCCGAAAATCCCTACTTCGATTTCATATTTTCTCAATTCCTTTAGTGACTGTATGATTCGAGGAATATTGTTCCTGTTTTGAATTTGTACACTCATCTAAATCACCATCAAATTCAAATGTTTTTTCGGATCTTTTTCTAACTCGGCTAAATCTTCTAAAATTCGTTGGTATTCTTGTCCGTACTTAGTGCCTAAAATCCCTAAGTTTTTATTTGGATCACTATATTGACGTTCTATAACGTCTACTTTTTCGCGTATAACGGCTTGTTTTGGTTCTGTCGATAGAATTGCTAGGTGTGCGGCTAAATAGCGTGTAAGGCGCTCGTGATGCGCCGCAGGAATACACAAAGAGGACACTTCCAGCGAAGCATCCTCAATACATAACTCCAATCGGGCATCAGAAATAGCCTCAAATTCGGCTCCTAATAAGCGCACACGTTCAATTGTTGTTAAAGTAGGCATAAAATACACCTCACTTTCATATTAGTTCCCTTTAATTTCAGCAATTTGAGCATCAATAGCAGCTAAAACCGTTTTGCGTTTCTCATCTTCTTTAAATTTCTCTAAAAATTCAATAGAAAACGTATCTTTTACAAGTTTCATTGCTTCATCTGCATCTAAATCCTTGAGAGAAGCGGTTTTTTGTCCTTCTGGTACAACAATTTCGCCGCTTTTAATCAAACCTTTAATGATTGGGTGTGCAACAAAAGCCATATATTCAGCTTCTTGTAATGTATTTGCGCCCGGAATAACCTTTACATCATTTGCAATACGTGTGTAATTGCCTTTGTTGTGTACTAACATCAGATACCCTCCCCGCGCACAATAGCCATTGGATAGCGAACAATAGCACCGCCGCAACGCTCTTCAAGCGGAATCTTATAATTTGGGAATTTGTACTCCTGTGGATGACGTGTAATATCCATCGATACAAGCATTTCCACCACATCAGGGGATGAATCGAACACTAAGAAACAATCTGTGCCAGCAGTGCCTTGTCCATTAAGATCAGACGTATAATCAATACGTTTGAACCAATTTTGTGATTGAATGTACTGTAAACACGTCTGCATTGTGTGTTCATTGTAGACTTTTTCTAAATGTTCGTATTGTTCTGCAGCTACTAAAAGCGTGTCTGCTTCATGACCAGGCAACTTATTAACTAAGTTTTTCGCCTTTTTGATGTCCTCTACAATATCGACACCTTTTTTGTCCTTCCATTTTGTTGATGTGCCCGCGTTTGGGACAGCTAACACTTGAATGCCAGTGGCATTCACCACACCTGAAATATTATGGTCTTTGTCTCCCATCCACACAAGTTTATTTTCCTTCTCTGCAATGGCTTTGCGAGCTGTATCAGCTTTTGTCACTTCAACGGGACGGCGCGCCATTTGTGCATTACGAATTTCTTGTACAGATAAGTTAAAGGCTGTTGCAATCGAATAAATATTGACCGTATGGCGTTCTAAATCAGCATCTACTAGCGGAATATCCGTTGCTCCTGGTGCTAAAATTTTAGCTGAACCTGAACGTGTCATCACATCATAGGAGTATGTCTCCGCTCCTGCAGGTACATCTGTTTTTACATTTAAAATCGTACGAGCCTTTAGTTCCTCTTTCTTTGGCTCATAAATTTTCTTATCTACTGCCTCTAAATCCTGTGGGCGTAGTAAAGCATCTTCACGAAATTGTGACATTGATTGTTCCTCCTTTAAGGTAAGTTAATTTCAATTTGTACTAATGCATCGGCAACAGCATTCGCACGAAATACAGCACGTGAAAAATCAATGCCGCCACTTGCGATAAATTTACCTGTAGCTGTGTCAACTTGAACAGTCGATCCATTAGTCACATCGCCACCTGCTACAACAAAAATATTGCCTCGCTTCACAACTGGCACTGGTTGGCCAACTAAATATTTTTGGTCATCTGCATTTGTTGTGTAGTCATGAATTCCACGTGACAACGCAATACCGATCGGCGAACCTCCTGTTTTAACTGGTACAATCCCTGTACCATCTGCGCTCAATTGCACAGCCGCACCAAATGGAATAACTTCCTTTGCTGGGTAACTGTCTGCTGCATACTCCTGATAATTTGCTAATTGTCCTGGACTGCCTACAATCGGCATGTACTGTCCGTATTCTGTAATCATTGAATGGTCCTCCTTTTATAAATTATTATTTGTTTGCTTCTTGTTCTAATATTTCTGCATTTTCTTTGATATATTTAGCTAGTCTTTTATGACCTTGAGTTGTCGACTCTTCACTGAATCCTCGAAATTTCACACGAGCAGGATATACTTTAACAAAATCTTTAGTATTCTCATCAATCTCAATCACAATAGCCCAACCAAAAACGTGTAAAATACTATTCACAAACCAAAGTAAACCTGAATCCCTAAACTCTTGCCATGTTCTTTCTTTAACCAAAGTGGAATCCTTCTTCATGGGCAATCTTAAGGACGCATGTTTAAACGTTGCATACGCATTGTATTTACATCTGTACTTTGGCTCGCATCACCAGTAATGATTGAGTTAGCACCAGTAGAAGAAAAGCCTTGAGTAGTTACTTGCTCAATCGTTGCATCAAAAAAAGCGTTGATATAATCGTCTGATTTACCATCGCCTTTAAAATCCTGTTTAGTTGTTGCAATAACCGCTTCCTTAATCTCGCGTTCCGTTTTGCCTGTAAAGTCGAAAGAATCGCCTAGAAGCGGTTTAGTTGTACTGATTAATGTTACACGTTGCTCCACTTTCTTATCTAATTCATCGGCCGACACTTGCTTTGCCTTTTCGTTAGCGAGCTCTCGCTCAGTATTTTGTAATTTAACTTCTAATGCATCGAAACGCCCTTGTAAAACATCCAACGCATCTGTTTTTTTCTTTTTATCCTCTTCCTCATCATCTGTTGAAGCAGTTAAGCTTTCAATATGAGCCTTTACTGCTGGGTCTACCTCATACTCTGTGCCTTTAATTTTGATTTTTGCCATTTCACTTTTTCCTCCTTTGTCGGTTGAATCAATTTGCCATGCATCTGAGTCGGAGCGGATGGCTACTTCCGGACCCGCTCGTCCTTGATCTACAATAGCAATATGATTAATTTCGATATTGCGCTGTACATATTCATAAGCCTGCCCGTTGTATGTGCCCGCTTCTGCCACAACGTCACTCATAAAGCCGATACTGATGTCCCGCTTGCCATCATAAACCTTTTGAATAAGATCCTTATCCGTAATAGTCATGGATACATAAAGCTTCAAATCTTCTACATGAGCATCTGTATGACTCATCCCTTTGGCATAAGTTTGATAATTATCTAAAGTCACTGGTACATTTGGATGCTCATCTGTAATCGGTTTGGAGCGGGCTGAAAACATTGTGCGATCACTGAAAATCTCATCAGGTAGCTTGGCTTCCATTTGAACAGTGCCATCCTGTCGAGCATACGGAAAAACACCAGGACGAGTAATCGGCACACGTACCGTTAAATACCCTTCTGGTGTTTCAGCATAATCATTTATTAAACTGCGGTCATAGCGTTGTAGTTTCAAGCTATTTCCTCCTATTCATTGATAGCTATAGCAGCATTAGCCCACATAATCGCCTGTTGTAAATTTGTCTGTGCAGACGATTTTTCGCGGCTGTTAGGGCATAACTCGTCAATCATATGAGCCAACTCCTTAGTTTTTGCTCGCAAAGCCTCATATCGCTTCGTTTGGTCCTCTTTGGGCGCATGATAAGAATAGCGATTCTCTAATTCTGCGCTAACATAACTTTTGGGTGTCATTGGCATGGTTTCACCCCCTTTCAAAGTAACGGGTTTGTCGGGTTTAATTGTGAAACTAGGTTTATCCATATACAATTAAAATCTTCCTCCGTTTTAAATTCCCAAGTGTTTGGGATTTTGACCAAAATAAAAACACCTAACCTTTTGTAGTTACGTGTTTTCACTCTTCTTTTATGACACCGATTTTTTTTAGATGCTCTCGAAACTTCTTTTTGTTTTCTTGCTTTTCCTCTTCCGTAAACTCAACTTTTCCAATAACTTTTCCCCCTAACGGCTGTGTCCATCTTGGGTCGCTAAAAGGTTTTTTATTACTCATCGTATTCCTCCAATTGAATGTGATAAGTGCCATTTATTTCTTCGATATTTTTAACTCTGAATTTCGATTCTCGCTCATATAAAATTTCTTGTTCACCTTCATTGAAATGACTAATATTTCTGCCGTTTTCAGCATCTAAAATATATAACTGAACTTGACCATCAAAATTATAAACATCACCTTTGGTAGTGGAAATAAATTCATTATACACCACTACAGAACCTAGCATATGACTACTCATAAAATTATTTAAATCTTCATCGTTATAAAAATACAGTGAGCGACTTAAATCACCTTCATACTTTGGTACTTTCTTTAAGGCTGCATCTAAATTTTTTATTAGGGTCTCATCCTGCTTATCAAGAGGCAATTCTCTTCTCAACTTATCATTCAATTTATAGGAATCCGAGCTAATATATTGATTCACAGCCCTCGTTTCTTCCTCTGTCAATTCCTCATTAACAGGCTGTTCCGTTGTCGATTCAATTTCTTCCTCATCATCGAAAATAGGGAGTGCAATACAACGACATCGGAAATCCTCACCAGGTAAACCGACAGCCGGTGGATCATCATAAGGAAATATCTTATCCTCAAGTTCTTTATGTGATTTTCTTACTCGTTCATCCTTCGATGTCCGCCATCTGAATTTCATAACGCCCATGTTTTGATGACGTTGGGCAGTCATTTGTCCAAAAAGGCTACCAGTTTGATCTACAGCCACAAATTCAGCTCGTCTACGAGACATGTCAATTTGGTCCTCAAGTTGCTGACGTATCTGCTTATGACTACTACCATTATTTACACCATCTAGTACGATGTTTTCTATTTTTTGGGTGTAATCATCACGAATATTTGTGATATAGCCGACATTTTTCTCGACATTTTCTTTCATGAATGGTCCAAGCCAAGGCTCTGAGTCATTTGGATTAATACCACGTACTCTACCTTGTTGCTCCATATTCGTTTTATTCACTTGGTTTAAATTTTTCATGAATGAATTAGCAGTTGTCTTTACTTTACGTTGAGAGTAGGTATGGCTTATCGCATTTTTCATACTCTTTAATACTTTTTTGATGAAATCTAGTGGTCCATCCTCAACAAAAAAACCGCTACTGTCTGCGCGGTTGTTGTCGATGTATTCTTTTAAATGTGTATCAAATATGGCTAGGGTTGCTTTGCCCGCTTCTTGGACAAGTTTATCGATGGAGCGGTAATAGGATGCAATAACAACGTCAGGGAAGCGTGTAGGTGGTACACGTTTAGCCATGTGTACCGTTTTCCTTCCATGCGCCATAAACTTCACTCGCCATACGTTCTAAATCAGCACTATCACCACTAAATTTGAAGTCATCAGACACACCAAATTGTCCGAAGCGCACTTCTCGTATTTCATCCTCAGAAATGACGCCATTGGACAAATATATTTGATCGGTTTCAGCAACTATTTTCCGGATTTCTGCATCTGTTTTAGAATCAACAGACCAAAGCGGGTTGAACTTAATTTCCCATTCAACTTTATCTGGATCGATGCGGCCACCCGGTTCATTTTCAGCCCACAGTAACATGCGGATAAGTTGTTCAAGATGCGGTTTTTGCTCATTTTCCTGTGCTGAGGTAATACGTGCATAGTAATTCATGACGTCATATTGTGCCCCTGTGAGCGTGCCCGCTTCTTGCCCTTTGATAACGCTTTTAGGCATTCGAGCAGAAGCAGCTATATATTCCCATACGAAGTCAAGCAAGTCTTTAATTCCGGATACTGGTGTTGTTTGTTTTGATAGGTTTTCATCTGCTCCTATGATTGCTAGTGCTTCAGTTCGGAACATGAAGTCCATAATTATACCGAGCTCTCGTTTTTCCTCTTTTGTTAAGTTTTCCACATCTTTAGATTGATAAACTTTGAATGTGAAATCATGTAGTATCTGTCCCACAGACCACAAGGAAGTATCAAGCACAGTAATAGCATCATATAGTGTCTCTAACAGCGACATACCCTGTTCTTCTTCCTCTAATCGCCTCGTTTGGTCATGTAATACGCGCGAGTAATGTACAAGTGATTGTGTTTCTACAGCTTGTATACCGCTCCGAGATGCACGATTAATCCGTAAATTTACCAACTTCCCATAGTTCTTATCAAATACATCGTCATTAATTAAAAACTCGCTTACTTTCATTGACGAGAATGGATGCAAATAATCTATTGTAAGTAGGCTATCTAATTTAAGAGGGTCTTCTATGTCAAACTTACCTTTTTGTGAAACTCCTAATGATATGAAGCCATCACCACGCATACGTTCGTACATCCTCATTTTCTTGAAGGCCTCTTTTGCTTTAAGGTCTGCCAATCGCCCCATAATATCTCGAGCAAGCTGCTCATCCTTCATACGTAACGTAAACCAATGTCTTGTCATATCCTCGGCTGGAATATCAACAATATTTTGTACAATTGGATTATCTGCATAAAGACCTGATATTTCTTCATGTGTTAACTTACGGCGAATACCAGGTACTTGTCTAGTGAGTTTGTCCTTTGCACCCGCTTTGCCATGCCCTTGCATAAAGTCCTCTTTGTATTGCCTAGCCTGTTCAAGAAGGCTCAATATTCATCACCACCTAAAAACCCGCCCATTTTCTTATTCTTTCAAGCGGATTTGAATTGTTTGTATATAGCTGATTCAATGCTTGTGTAGTCATATCTACCAAATCATCATGAGCAGCATTAGGGAACGATACAAGCTCTTCTATTACATCATTCACCCAAGGACACATATTTGGATGTGGGAGGTACACGTTACCCGCTTCAAATAATGGTGATACAGCGTGTGCTCTTGCTTCTTTCCCTCCATCAGGATTAACAGGAATAATGCCGGAGATTTTCTTCTGCAGCATTTCAATTACTGCTGAACCGTTTGCCTTGTCCTCAATGTATTTACTCCGTGCTTGAGGCCATTTATCAGACATTGCTTCAATGGCTTTTAACGTATCAGCAAAGCCCATACGTGCATGGTGTTGGTCAAGTAAAAAATACTGCGCTTTCTTCCGTGCCCATACACCACCCGCTACAAAATCGCTTGTATCTGTTGCTTTGAAAGTACAATCCCATGACTGTACTTCTTTATCGAAATGGATAGGTAGAACGATCACATTGTCACTCAAGCCCCATTGACGCTTTTGCTCTTCTGAACGAACATAATAACGAATCCATTCACGTTTGAATATATTACCGCCTGCAGGAGCGGGGCGTTGTTGGAAAAGAGATGCCCATGTTCTAGAACCAACCTCTGTCTTTTTATCCTTTGCCCATTGCTTATCAAAGCCGAGCTCTGGACATAATGGCTCACCTATTTCTCTGCCTAATAAATCATTTTCAACCTCTGCTATGGCGGGTAAACGCAAACGAATCCATTTACGTGGGCTACGTGCCAGCAAACGACCTATAAGATCGTCCTCATGCCATCGTGTCATGATAACAATCACGGACGCACCATCATGTAAACGCGTTGATAATGTTGCCTCCCACTCATCCCAAATATTGTCCCGGATTGTTTGTGACATTGCTTCTTTAATATTTTTTATAGGGTCATCAATAATCATTAAATCGGCACCTTGACCTGTAATGGAACCACCTATACCAGTAGAAATCATGCCACCCCTTCTGTCTTGGATTCCCCAATCCTTTGTGGCAGCATTGGAATCAGACAATTGCACATCAAATAGATCATGCGAAAACTCATTGAATTTATTACGATTCAGACGACCGAACTTAGTTGCTAATCCATCTGAATAAGCAGCAGCAATTACCCGCTTATCAGGATTTTTGCCCAAATAAAAAGACGGAAACGATTCGGTTACCGTCATACTTTTCCCATGTCGTGGGGGCAACTCTATTAATATGGATAATTGCTCACCTTCAGCCACACGCTGCAGAACATCACAAATTAATTCTGTATGGCGATAATGTTCATAATGGCCATGGTGCACAAACTGCACGTAATCACGATAAAAATGGCGTGACAGTTCTTTTTCCGCTTCATACGCTAATGCACTCATTTCCTCATCGCTTAGAGTTTGCAATAGCTCTCAACTCCTCCAGTGTTAAATTACTTAAATCAACGCCTGTGGTGTTGCGACCACCAGCACCTTTTGTTTCGAAACGTACTTTTGCAATATCTACTTTTAACTTTTCTTCACGCAATCGCTTTAGCTGCTCATCATTTAATAAATCAGTGTACTTTGATAACATTGCAAGGGCTGCCATTTTATCTGCAAGTTTAACTTTGAACATACCATCTTTACCTTTAGATATTTCGGTAATGAGTGTCCCGTCAATTTCTTCTGAATAGTGCATAGCAAACTTCGTATACGTATATGGTAAAACTTCTATTTTCTCGGATTTCTTTGAACCATCTGGGTTAAATTCAACTGTCGTTTCAGTTGACTCTGCCTCAATTTGAGTAAAATCAATAAAATCCGTAATATCTGCAAATGCAATATCAATGTACTTTTGTAGCACTTGTCGAGCATCAAGCATAATGCCATTAGCCAACTCTGCTTTTAGGCGATGAATCTCCTTTCGAACCTTATCATTTCTTATCAATCGAGAGCCATTACTCATTGCTGAAGCATAGTCACAACCATACACTTTTTGGTATGCTTTTGTGGCATTCCAATATTTCGTGTAGTACAAACAAAAAAGCAACTGCTGGCTGTTGAGACCGTCACTTGGGACGATTTCAAACTGTACAGTTGCTTGCGATTCCGCTTCTGATTTAACGTTGCTCCGCTTCGGTTTCTTTTTTACGGAACGTTCCGTATTTTTGGGCAGTTTTGATTGGAACGTTCCGTTCGATTCCGCTTCTAATTTTTCATCCCATTTGTCTTTGTTCTTCCACCCACGAACTGTACCTTCTGCGATCCCTAATTGTTCTGCAATATCTTTGAGTTTTATAACACCATTTGATGCTTTATATAGTTCATAGGCTTTGTCACGTTTTGGATCTCTAGCTCTAGCCATATCTCATAATCACCACCACCTCCATCATTTATTTGTTTTGTAATCACCTCTTTTGTACTAAATGCTTAGCAAAATAGAAAACACCTCACTTATAAAAAAAGTAGGTGTTTCAAATTTTATTTAAATGCATCAGAAATTAATTCTTTTACTAAAAGATCAATATTAGTTTCATTAAAATCTAAAGTACCATAACCTTGCATTTCGATGAAACACTTTTCTCCAAGAACAATTCTATATGTCTTGGAATGGCTAACACGTTTCTTGAAAATTAACAGTTCTTCAATTTTTGAACCTGGAGTTTGAAACTCGATAGAAAATTCTAACTCTAATTCACCAAGAAAGATCAAATTCCCATTTGCTTTATAACCAGTACCTTGAAGTTGAATTAATGGATAACAAATTGTATTAATTTTTCCTTCAATAGTTTGTTTAACTCCAAGAATATTTTGTGTACGATTATCGAAATTATAATGTTTAGCTTCACTGTAAAATTTATTAATCCAATCACTCATAATATCACCTCCCAACCAATCATAAACTAGAAGTTGAATAGTATGTAATAACTTTTTGCTCTCAAAATCACACCAAACCTCCGCCTTCTCATCGTTTCTCGTATTCTCCAATCGCTGTTTGATGCAGTTTTCAAAGCAACATAAAAGCCACGCTCAATATGAACGTGACCTGAAATCTTATTTATTAGCACTTATTAACTCATCTAAATTTCGTATTGCTTCGTCTACAATATCTGCCCCAAGGGCTAGATGACTACCAACACACATTATATCATCAATACTATTCATTTCTGGTAAATGGTCCAAGCTTTTAAAAAAGTACAATAGTTCTTTTAAAATTTCCTCAACCTTTTCTGCTGGATTCATTTTAACATCCCCTTTAATAGAAATTGATCTTACTCTACTTCGACTTCTTGAATGCGTGCTGTTTCGTATTTTGCTTTTTCTTCTTCAGCCTTTTCTTTCGTGCTGAAGCACCCCACCAATTTCTCATGAAACGGGAACCCACTTACTAATTTATATACTAAATAAACCTTGTCTATTTTTTAGCCATCTTCCTCACCTCCTCTCAACCTAATCATAGATTAAAAGGAAATGTTTGTTATAGATTATTTTCATAATAAAAAGCCACATTCTTTTGCTGTTTTGGATTTAACTTCTTTACTTTCCCAATGGTATCACCCCATTATGCTAATTGCTTAGTAAAATAATAAAACATCCCGAAGGATGTCAGGATCAAAATAGAATTAATTAATATATTTCTTGTAAAATGCGAATATATCTTTCTTCTCCATTTCTATATTATAGAACTCTTTCAATTCTCTTTGAATTCTCTCAACAGAGCTAAACTTTCCATTTCTCCATATAATTTCTTCTAAGGCTCGCTTTAAAATAATTTCCCTCGTTGGATATTGTGATGAATCTAAGTTTAGATCATTATCCACTTTCTCTTCAATTTCATCACTAAAAGCAGATATTGTATCCTTAATAAGTGAATCCACTTCTTCTTTAGTGTATGTCGATTTCTGATCATCTAACTTTGTCGTTTCATATGTTTTTTCTTTAATTTCTTGTATATCAGTTTTAGTAATTTGGAACACATGATTTTTCACTGAACCAACTTCCCTACTAATACCTTGCAGAGTTGCTTCTAAATTATCATTTCCCCTACGGTTATCACTATCTTGTTTAAAAGCAAAAAATATTGCTACCAAAGCTAATGCAATTGACACAGCACTAGAGATAATACTAAAGTTCACTTCGATTCCAGTATTCTTAGCGAAAATTGAAGCTACTAAAAGAATAATAATACCTATTAAAATCCCTGTTACCCATTTCCAATCTCTATTTCTCCACTCCAAAGTCCTCACCTCTCACTTTATAATACCTAAAAATTGGAGGTGATACCATAATATAATCCTGCTCTCAAAACCACACAAACTCTCCCTTCTCATCACAAAGTGTTTTGGCTGTTTGACGCAGTTTTCAAAGCAAAAGAAAAAGCCCCCATCCTAAGATGAAAGCTTTGATATTGTGACAAATTCTTTGTCGAGAGCTCATTTACAACTCGTGGTAGAGCGACACGAAAAATACCAAGGGAGGAAACTTTTTACGGCAGTGGCCTACCTCCAAGTTTACATCATATTTTTTCTATCACAAAACATGCTACATGTTTTACATTTGTTCCTTTTGTTACATAATTCCCTTTATTATTGCATTATACTCTAATTTATTTATTAAAAATTTCTATGTAATGATACTTAAGATAATTTGGGTTCAAATCTGCTCTATTATAAGCCAATGCTCTTCCATTAAACTCATTCTTTTCATCAATATGAACAATTAATCCCGAATCAGGACTAATAGCAATAATCCCATAATCAAATTCAGTATGATGGTTGGGACATAAAATAATAATATTACTCTTAACATCTGGGCCTTGATGAATTCCACCTAATTTCTTTAAATGGTGCCCTTCTGAATATTTTTTTCCTGAAGGTAATTTTATTTGTTTACCACATATTTGACATTCATGGTCATACTCACTCTTTAGTTCTTTCACAATTTTGGTATCTCTAATTATTCTATTAACCGTAGATGATACACGTGAAGGTTGTCCGTATTCGTCCCGAGTACTACTGGTCTCCTCGTCTCCAATTCTACTTGATTCATTTTCTTCTAAATTATCTAAATAAAGAGGGAGATTTAAAAAATCTTTTAATATCTCAAATAACTCATCACTCACATGGGCTAAATATTTTTGTGCAGTTTTATATACAGTAGTATTTTCTGTATAAAAAGACTTCTGTTTACCCAAAACCGCAATTCTATCGTAATAATCACTTAAAAAATCCTCAATAGGTTTTTTCTCTTCAAATTCAATAAAACCACTTAGAGGTATCCGATAATATTCATCATGACCTGACCAAGTACTTGGTATAGGTGGAGCAACATTTGTAATAGAATATGACTTTCTTACAACTGAAATACCCCAAAATCTATGATTCTTACCTTCTTTAGAACCTTTAACTGAATGAATTATATAATCACCTGGTTTAGGGTTCTTCATTATATTCCAACTACTCTTATTAGGACTCCATAGCACTTCGCCCAATTCCCAACCCTCTCCGCCATGAACTGGATTTGTCAATTCAACATAAACACCCATAATTTCTCTCCTTTATACATAAAATTCAACTACAAATTATTATAAACTATTGCAATAATTATCGTTAATTAAACTTCAAATGTATTCTTTTTCCCTTATAAGTACAATATTTGGTATCACTAAACAAAAAAACTCGGAATAAACCCTATTAAATAAGGTTCTCCAAGCTTTTCTAGTTGTTATTTAGTTATACCCACTCTATAGCCCTAACATCTGATTCAAAATATTATTTCTCACCCTAAATATCGTTGTACTGGAAAGTTTCATATGTTTACCAATTGCTCTCATACTATTCCCATTAAGGAGCCTATGAAGTACTTCAACCTCTCTATCACCTACCACGTAAGGAATGCGTTTTTGCACCTCTGCAATCTTTTGCTCATATTCCTTAATTCGATAATTTAGAGAATATACACGACGTTGTACTTCTGTAAACACTGGATCACTAGATCCACCAATAGCCTTTGGCAATGTTGCCTCAATACCATACATAGCAGTTTTTGCCCCAATATAACTGCTGTTATCGATTTTTGCTACTGGCTGCCTTGCTTCTTCTATCGATTCAATTATCCAGCTATAGTCCACAATCCACTGTAACAAATTTTCTTTAGTAACTGTTGTTTTCCCTTTTAACATAGTTTTGCCCTCCTATGTCACCTATGTGTTATAATTACTTATCTGACTAGCCATAAAAGGGCATAAACCAATTTGAGCTGTAGCGTCTCCAAATGCTGCGGCTTTTTAAAATAAAAAGGGTAAATAATGGTAAAGTGTTCAACGTTGCGTATATAATGCGATTAAATATGTTTTAAGGGATCAGCCGGTCAAAGACCAGAATTAGTAGCCTTACTTATATTATTAATGGCATTACAGTTGCTTTTAGTAGCAAAAAAGAATCAGGTGGTGGTTAATATGAAAAATAACTTTTTGTATGAATGTTTAGTACTTGTTGTTGGACAATTAGCCGCTATGTGCGGCTCAGCTGTAGTAACGGTTGCTCTGGCCCCTTAAGATATATCGTTTAATACTCATATTGTGTAGTATTAAATTTTTATATTAATTTGACTATCTCCGACAAAACGCATTTGGTCATTAGACCAGCAAATTGGACAACATGCATCAGCATGATCTTTAAAAGCTGTTTCAATAGCAAACGTTAAACAGCAATCTTCACATTCGTATACTTTCATTTTTGAAGCTATTGTTCTTTGAGGATAGTCATTCCTATACTTCCAATTTCGAGGATCGGCTTTTCTGTATCTTGAAATCCTCATTTTCAAAGCATTGTGTTTAATACCCACTTCCGAAGCTATCTTATGTGTTGGAACTCCTTTAACGAACAATTCGTGAATCAATTCTTTCATGGAATCACGCTCCTAAATCGTTTAAATATTCCTCAATATTCAAACAAAGTTTGATTTTATTCATATAAGATCGCCCCTGAATTTTGAACAAACGTGCTGCTGCTTTGAGTGTTTTTATATCATAATTAAAATTTAATTCTTCTGGTGTTTGTCCTGATAACTCGACTAAAAATTGCTCTTTTGACATATTGATCACCCCTCAATAAGATCTTTATTTTGCTGAACAATATCTTTCTAGTGTTCGTTTTCTCAAAATAAGCTCATCTGCTCATATTTTTGTTTTTTGACAGGTGCGTTCACCATTTCAGGCATATCGTTCACCGTTTTCACCTTTTTTTGCACCATTTTCAGCATATTGTTCACCACATCCGCTTCTGTTACTTCGTAAGGCTCAATAATTTCAAAATAATTCGATTTATAAGAACCAACTGGACCATGATTCGGACGACTTGTTAAAAAGACACTGTAATAGCCGTTTGCTTTCGAATCTGTGATGATATATTCTTCGCCAATCCTGTAAAAATGCGAGGGCTGCTTAACGACACGGGCTAGGTATTTGCTTGGTATTTGTACTGGTACTTCCCTAGCAGCCTCTACTAAGTCAAAGCGGCTTTTTTGGTAGGTGCCAAAGTGAGAGCCACTGTGAGGAAATCTGCTTACGTTATAAGCCAATCCACCATGTGGGAAAAGGTAATATTCCTCTCCCACTTTTAAATTGGTACATGCACCTGCATCAATGCATTTTCCTCGAAGCATTTCACCACCTACTTTCAATAAATGGCAATAAATAATGCAATGTATACCCATCCAAGGATTTGACTTCACTTGCGCTTTCTTCAAACGTAACAAGTGGAATTGATTTTCGTTCCCCTCTTTTTGCTCCTAACCAAGCTGCTTGAAGTGGGGGGAATGGCAAGCGATAGTATTTGTCCAGCTCTTTGAAATAAACGAGTAAGAAGGATATAGCCCCCTTCTCGTACCAGGAGCGGAGCAGTTCATATTGATGCTCATGTAAATTTTGAAGCGGAAAACTTTTGCCTTTCGTTTCCTTTGCGTCAAATACTACGGCTCGCCCATTACATACACCTGCATAGTCCACCCATTCCGGCTTTTCCTTTCGTCCCTCAACTGTTTGGCCTTTATCCTTTGTCACCTGTATAGGTGTGGGTATTTTGCGAATATCGGCTAACCCTGCATTGCGGTATTTTTCATTAGCCATATCAATGACACGCTCTAAAAATTTGCCACGGTTAGCATGTGTTACTGATTTCGCACGCTGTTTAGTTGATTGATTATAAAACATCCTGTGTCCTCATTTCTTCTTGATTTTCCGCTTCTAACAGGTCATATATGGTGAGCTGATTTTTCAAAAACTCCTCTTCCAAATCATCCAAATGCCGTTGCCAGCAAGTGAACCCATATTGTCGTACTATGGATTCACCACTTTTTAAAGGTCTGTTACATCTTTTACAGCGATTCATAATCCTTCCCCTTTATCACTCGTCAGAATGGTAAATCATCCTCAGATACCTCAATTGGTCCTCTACTGTTGGCAAATGGATCTTCATCTACTCGCGTGTAATTCGGCTGATTCATAGGAGGCTGATTTTGCTGATAAGTACCACCGTTGCCAAATGAACCTTGCCCAGACGTTGCACCTCCGTATTGTGGTTGACCACCACCAAAGGTTGGCTGATTATTACCATAAGCCTGTTCACCATATTGAGGCTGCTGTTGCTGTGGCTGATGTGCATTCGGTTGATTTTGATAATATGGCTGATTGCTCTGAGCTCCACCGGTATTACTACGTGGTTCTAAAAACTGGATGCTATCCGCTACAACGTCAGTGGTATACACCCTTTGACCATTTTGCCCCTCATAGCTTCCTGTTTGGATACGTCCCTCTACACCAATCAATGCGCCTTTACGTTGATAGTTTGCTAGATTTTCAGCCTGTTTACGCCATGCTACACAGCTAATAAAATCTGCATCGCGTTCTCCATGTTCATTTGCAAATGTGCGATTTACTGCAACTGTGAAGCGGCATGAAGCAATTCCGTTTGGTGTGTAGCGTAGTTCAGGGTCTTTAGTAAGCCGACCAACTAAAACAGTACGATTAATCATTTAACTTCCCCTCTCTTATCCCAAGTTTCAGTCACCTTGTAACCAGCCTGTATCAGCTTTTTAAAGTCCGGATGTGCCTTCGGTACCATCGTCCATACATTATGACCACCTTCACGTTTGAACATCGTTACAAACACATTGTATTGACCATATTCAGTTGGCTTTTTAGTGACTAAATTTGTTTGCTGTTTATGTGTACCAGGAATAGCAATTAAGATGCCATTTCTCCGTCTCATTTAGTACCACCGCCTCTTTTGACAGCAATGCCAGCATGTACGTTATTTTCTAAGTATCTAAGTTGTTGCAAAGCATAGTGTGGGCAATCGCTGTCACTTAATCGCTTTTGTACGTCTTGTAGGACTGGAAGCGGGAACTCATACTCACTTATGAGTTTGTTGATGCTATCTGCTACTTGCTCATTGGTAATCACACTCTAACCTCCCTACATAAACCAATTACTGCAATAAAATCACCAGGTAAAAACTCAATTTTTTTGATAGTTGTAATACGTGCTGAGCTTTCCTCAAAATCGATTTTTTCACCCACTTGAACTGTTCGAGGTTTTGTAATGATACGGAATGGTACGGATTTAACCGGAGCCACTACTCATCCCCCCTTTTAGTTATTGCTTTTAACAAAGCCCTGTCAGTATGCTTGTCCACCGATCGACCTTTATTTTGTAACGTTTTTATTAAATAATTGCGGATTTTTTGATGTCTGCTCATATTCATTCCGCCTTTCCTAGCATGGCTAGTATTTTCTGTCGCTCTGCTTCAAAGTCCATTTCTTGCCCTACTTCTACAGGTACAGGTGCTGGATTCTCCTCGTTACGTTTATGGAACCATTCAGGTACGATTTCTGTGCGTCCATTTCCTTGTCGACGCTGAATCGACGAGGGAGTATGCTCAGCTTTTATTTGCCGAATAAGGGTTGTTGCTTTTTCACGTAATTTTTTTGTAGATAGAATATTGGATTTCCAAAATGAATTATTTTGAGACCAGTTGATTAAATACTCGATTTGTTTTTCATTACGCTTATCTCTTTCCATCATCAACCGTATGTGATCTGACCAACTATCCATGTTCGGCAATTTAAAACTAGGGTCGTCTTGTAAAATTTTTTCATAGAGCATATAAGCCAATTGATAATGGATGGAGGATTCGTCGTAAACCCGTTTGCGACTTCCGCTTTTCTTTTTAGTAATCTCTGTATTTGTAATCTCTGTAGTAATCTCTGTATACGTATTACCCTCAGCGGTAATAGGTGTTTCCCTTACGGGCAATACCCTATTGCCCATACCGGTAACACCCTCCTTACCATGTGGGAAAGACCCTGTTTCCTTTTTGGGTAACACCCTATTGCCCATAAAGGTAATACCTTCTAAAAGTCCTACATTTAAACTGATAAATAATACGTTAGATAAGCTAGTTCCATTTTTTGAGATAGTACGAAAATCTCGAATAATTAAGCCTAATTGTTCTAAGCGATCCATTGCTTCTCTGACTTGTTTTTTACTAAAGCCAAATTGGGCTACAAAACTGTCATAGGAACGTTGTAAAGCATCAGCTTTGAATTTCTTATTCATGCCTATCAATCGTCCTGACTCTTCTTCTTTCACATAGGAAGGACGGTACCAATACACAATTTCACTTAGTAAGGTAATGGCAATTAAATCGGGTTTTCCTGTACTTTCCAAGCGAATATTTTCATACCAGGTATGTGGTATCACATTCCCTTCCAAATGCATATTCCCAATTGCATCTACTGTTGAATTACCTGTTGTAAACATTTGGTTTGCCCTCCTATAAAAAGCCGTCTTTGCGCTCACAGATTGCGAAACTACCACGTATTTCAGTAGTTCTGTAATTTGGGTAGCGTTGCATGTATGTGAGCACCAGACGCCTTATTTCAGCTTTATTTCCTTTTGCCTCGTCAAAAATCCATTGAGGCAATAACACTCTATGCGGTACATAATTCATTGCGATACTTGCATTTTGATAGCACGTAAATATTGAATTAGGCTATCCGCTTCTTTTGTTGTTAAAATATCCGAATTCTTATCAGGAATTTCACATTTTTGCATGGCTCCGTTATAAACCGTATTAGGATCTGAGTCATAAACTGCAGCAACTTCACTCAACAAGTTTGCTATTGTATTAAACTGTTCTTGAGTCCTTAGACCAGTGTTGTTTGGCTGATTCTTTTGTTGTTGTGATTGTCCACTATTATTTGTCTGTTTTGGAGGTGGTTGATTCATATATTGATACTCGTTTCCACTCGCACCATTGGCATCATCATCCTTCTCTGTAGCGAGCCCTAACATAGCCGACAAACTATAGCGCTTCATGTAAGTAATCTGACCACCGAAATCCTGCATACTTGTGGCTGCTGGGAATTTAAGTGGATAAGATTTCACATACTCTCCTGATTCATGCAGGAATATGGTTTCTACACAAGCCATTGTTAAATTGCCTTCAACTGTTGTATAGCTGTTCTGAATAATCGATAAATGATTTTGAACAAATATAGGTCTGACGGCATCCAAAATACCATTAAGATCAGTGTATTCAAACGTATATGAACCACCATTTTTAGTGCGTACATTCACTTTTGCGTTGTGTTTAGGCGTCTGAATAGTAGCCCATGCTTTCGCCAATGCTGCTGAAATGTTTACATTACTTTCGGAAAAAAGCATATTCTTCCTCCTAGCTAGTTGATTTTTTGAGGTCTAGGGCGTAAAATACAAAGTAACTATTTTTGCAAATAATTTTTTCAGACCACTGTTAGTGCAGTGGTTTTTTAATTTGATTTACCATTTCCCGAGAAATAAAGAATGTGATAAAATGGATTTGTGTATATGGTCAGCTGTTTAATCGTTGCAACCGATTAAGCAGCTTTTTTTGTGACAAAATTATAAAAGCGATCTAATAAGGTTTGTGTATTGTAAACTCGTAAGATGGTTTGTTGATTACAATAGAAATGTACACATACTAGTTTTTGTTTAAGTGTCATATGTCGCCAAGCCCTAACTTTGATTTTCAAGTTTTTTCACCGTCCTTGATAAAATGCCACGTTGAGCTAAGTCCTGTAGCAACCTTCCGAAATTTCGGCTATCCTGTAACTGTGCCTCTAGGTGCTTAATAGCATGCTGTGCTTTTTTTATCCGCCATGTACATTCGTCTGCCAGGTGATGTGTTCCCTGTTGTTGGTGGAATTTTATAGCTACTTGTAAATCCTCAATACATGCCTTTTTTAGCTCAATTTCTAACTTCAACTTTGTTACATGATCCATACAAATACTCCCCCTATAAACATTGGTACTGTCTGCAAAAACTGCATAGCTGCATCTGCACTAAATAACGCTGCTACTACTGTGTCTTGTGAATTTGTAATTGCCGCAGTTCTGGCTAAGAAATTAACTTCACAAGCAATGATATTTTGCTCGATGCGACTGATAGTTGACTGCGTAGTATGCATAAGTTCCGCAAATGCTTCCTGTGATAATTTTGCTTTCTTGCGGCACTTTCTGATTAACTCTCCAACATTCACATGCAATGAAATCACCTCCTTATGCAGAAAGTGCATATTATGCTTACCACGCATGGTTTCTCTATTAAGTTATCTTTATAGTTGAGATAAGAGATTGATTGCCCCAATCTCGTTCTGATAAATACCTGTCCGGGTAGATGTTTTTTTAATTATTTTTATTCAGAATTTCGTCAAGAACTTTGGCTGTAGGTTCTACTAACCAAACTCGCTTATATCGAGGACCAATTTGTCTTTGATGTACTCGAATACGTGGATCACACACAATGTACTTTTCTACAGCTGATTTACAATACCGAGTTTCTCTAACTAAATCATCAATATCCCAGTACATTGTGCGTTCTCTGAGTGTTTCTTGTGCCATTCGGTCATACCTTTCCAATAATTCTTTTTTTGTAAGACCAGCTGTTTCTAAAACCATTTGAGTTAAATCCTTATCATCAATAATCATTTCAAATGGCACCCCCCATCAACAAGTTTTAATCCCTGTTGATTGTAAGCATTAATCTCCATCCTTAGTGTTGTAGAGGGTTGCCACATAGAGATAAACTTGATGCTTTCTGCAAATCTTGTTTTTGGAATTTCTCCATATCGAGGGACTTCAAAATGATTTTTAAAGTCTCTCCAAAAAGCTGAAAATACTTGACGGCTTATTTTTTTGTAGGCATTCGATTCTTTGCCACCTAAAGCAGCTACCACAACTTCTCGGCCACGCTTACTTATTTGCGCTTCTTGATTGCCGTCAATGCGCATTGTGACAACAAGGTTTTGTACAGTTTCTTTAACTTCAACAACTTCCATTTGGATGCTCTGTAATTGCTTTCGTGTATTTAACGCTGATTCAAGCGCTAATGTAATAGGATCTTGTGATAGTTGCTTTTCAATCTGTTGCTCCATTTCATTGAAGCGTTCGATGTATTTAACAGCGAAATGTGTACCCTTTTCGCCAGTCATGCGAGTGCCATATAATTCGCACCCCTTCTTAGTTAACAAGAAGCAAGGTTGCTGCTTATTTTGACTATTTGTATAAGTAGATTCGATGAAATAGGACTGGGGTAAATTCCCCTCTCCTAATTGAGCAATAATGCGTCTCACATCTTTCAAGACTTCGTTATGGTCACGCCCGACCATTTCTGCAACTTCTGTACTCGGGATATTCCTTGATAATTGATTCATTTTGAGACCTCCTTCTCTAATACTATTTATTATAGAAATTAGGATTTTGACATTTTTGGAATTAACTTGCTTATTATCCTGATGTATTCTGATGTATTTAACTTCATTTACGAGTTTGACCTATCCAACGAAGTGTATTTAACTTTAAAATTGGAAAAAAGGAGACAACCTCAAGTCAAGAACTTTTTTTATAAGTCTGGGAACAATTCAAAAAATGGTGTTTCTAGAACCTGTTCTAGCTGCATTGAAAGCTCTATATTTGGATTAGCTCGTCCAACCTCTAAATGACTAATCAGAGCAGTTGAACAACCAATTAATTTTCCGAGTTGTCCCTGTGAAAAACCCTTGGCTTTTCGTTCAGCAATCATTCGTTCGCGTTTAGAACCTTTAAGGTTTCGAAATTGCTGTGAAGGAAACGGATCTTTGCGTTTCTTTTTACGCTTTGATTTAGTCATGCTCACACCCCCTTTCTCTTTAGATACCTAGTAACAAAAAACTAAAATTTCAAAATTACATTCTCACCTCTTCCTCGTGGATTAGCGTTGCTACCGCTTCGTGAGCTATGAGGACGGATAAAATACAAAATCTAAATTACGCTTTTGGCTCCATAAAAATTGGACGTTTTGTCCAATTCGTTCCCGAAAAAAATTTCATCCACACTACAGTCAAATAGAGATGCTATTTTTCCAGCAAGTACAAAATTAGGATTTCTAACACCACTTTCTATTTTATAATAGTGTGACTGTGAAATATCTAATAGTCGGGCCATTTGTTCTACGCTTAAATTTTTATTCATGCGAAGTTCTTTCAAATAAACTCGCATCCTCTCACCTCTTTCATTTTGGACAATTTGTCCTTGAATTAAATATAATAGACACTTCGTCTAAAGTCAAATATTTTTACACGTTTTGTCCAAAATAAATTATTTATTGGACAATGAGTGTAAAATAAAATTAATTAATAAAATACATAAAGGAGGGCTCTAATGTTTCATGAACGGTTAAAAAAGATGAGAGAACAAGAAAATATTAGTCGAGAACATTTAGCTAATTCATTGGGCATTACATATTCTGCATTATCCAAATATGAAACTGGGAAAAGAGAGCCTGATTTTAAATTACTACAAAAAATAGCGAGCTATTTCAATGTAACAACCGATTATTTACTTGGTAATACAGATGAACCTGGACAACTTTCTCAACAAGAAAAAGACGAAGCTGAGTTCCAGGCTTTCGCCAACAACCCTACCCTGCAAAAATGGTACAAGGAGTTGCCGAAGTCGAAGGAAGAGGATTTGGAGAAGCTGCGTAAGATGTGGGAAATTTTGAAGGAAAATAAGGAAGTATAGTTATTAATAGGTGTTATTGTTTAGGGTGAACACATATGCTGAACTTTATGGAAACATAAAGAAAGGACCGATAAAAAACGGTCCTGGTAACAAATTGATTGTTTCTAAAGCACTTGCTGATAGATCTATTTCAGGTGTTGTAGATTACAAAAAAGAGGGTGACGCTATGGATAAATTCTTAGGAAACCATATGTCATCTCTTGCGAACAATGAATTATACGACACAGCAAATCGAGTTGCATCTGCATTTGAAAACAGCGCAGTTGGTATAACAATGCCCTCTTTATAAGTAATTATAGAGGAAGTACTGGGTGAATTCAAAGGAAACCTAAGGCAATTGCTATGGCAACTTTGAGCCAAGCTGACGAATCCTTTTACGTAGTCAGAAGGTGCAACGCATAGGTATTGAGTAAGGAAACAATAATATACCCACGAGCGCCCAGCACCCTAAATTTAGTTGAATATTAATCTAAAAAGGACATGATAATTTCATGTCCTTTAATAACACCATTACTGGAAATATTACTTATTTATGTTATATTATTTTTTTGTAATTTGTATAGTTATATTTACACTGGATATTACATTACTATTATCATAATAAGTTATATTTCCATAAACGTAAGCAATGTCTATTGTCGCAGACACTAACTCTACTAGTTAATTATGTATTCACTTCACCTTGAGTAAAAGATGCTGCCCATTTAAATATTCAGAACTATAGATAATATGGAGGATTACAATGGATACTAATAAATATAAAGCAAAATTACAAAACTTTAAGTCATTAAGTCAATCAAATATACCTAAAACTTTTAATGATGCCGATTTAATTATTGACATACAAAATACACAAAATCAATTATTCAAAGCATTGCTTCACAAAAATCAACAATATTCAATTAGGTGGTTATTCGGCTTCGATCGATATATACGCTCTTTAAACAAATCCATAGCTAGACCATTTAGAAGTAATTTAAAAAGAGGTCACATTGTTGAAGTTGAGTTATTTGGTCATTTCAATAGAGAGTTAACATTTCTTCACCCAGCAGTAGTTTTGTATGATAATCATCAAGGGCAAATATTAGTAGCTCCAATTTCAACAGGTCTACATGGTAATGCCAATAAACTACATATTGATGTCGGTCAAACAGAAGGGTTAAAGCACGATTGTGCAATTGCACTTGATGAGTTACTCATGATTCACAAAGACAGGGTTCATTATCAACATAAAATCAAGAATAAGTCTGTTAAACTTCCAGATTATGTATTGGATACTATTGACGAACTAATTCTAGAATACTTCTTACCTCAAAAGCATGTAGAAGTCAAAAAATTAGATAAAGATTTAGCAGATGAAAAAATAAAAGTGAGTCAATTAGAGAAGAAAATTGAACTTTTGGAAAAACAGTTAGCCGAAAAAGTACTTGAAAAAATAATTTTAGAGTAATTTTGCTTGAAAATCAGAGCAACTCATTTTATAATCGGGGTATTAATAGTGCTTTACGCACCACGCAACTGAGCGTTTAGAACATTTGAGTCTTAGCACTCCGCGCAACTGAGCGCATGTTCTAGAGGCTGGGACAAAACCCTCCTCTAAACTAAAAAGCCGGTGAAATTTTACGATCAGTAAAATTTCACCGGTTTTAAATTTTTTTCATAAAAAATAAGGACCACTTCTGATAAAATTAAGTCACCACAACAAAACTTTTATACGAAAGAAGGATCCTTATGTTTAAAGATTATAACATGAATCAACTAGTTTTGCCTTTAGATTTAGAAGTGAAGTTACAAAAGAATGATATTGCCTTCCATATCCACCATTTAGTCGAAAGTATCCCGCCCGAAGCGTTTGAACCATTCCTTCGAAATGAGGGCTGTCCTGCCTACCATCCACGCATGATGCTTAAAATTATCTTATGTGCCTACACGCAATCTGTCTTCTCAGGGCGCAAAATTGAAGGACTTTTAAAAGATAGTCTTCGGATGATGTGGTTAGCTCAAGGTTATGAACCGAGCTATCGAACAATTAATCGTTTTCGTGTTCATCCAGCGGTAAAGGAATTAATACGCCAATGTTTTGTCCAATTTCGTTGTCAGCTTGTGCAAGAAAAGCTGATTGAGAATGAAGCTATTTTTATCGACGGAACTAAGATTGAAGCGAATGCGAACAAATTTACATTCGTGTGGAAAAAGTCGATTGAGAAATATCATAACGGACTAATTGAAAAGTCAAACCAGCTATACGATGAACTACTTGAAAAAGAAATCATCCCAGAAATTGAACGGGAAAATGAAAAGGAATTAGCATTGGAAGACCTCGCTCAAATGGTCGAAAAAATAGATGAAGTGATCGCTGAATATGATCGAAAAATTGAGGACTCATCAGATGTAGCAGAGCGAAAGGCTTTAAGAACGGAACGGAAATTCCCAAAGAAAGCCCGCAAACAATTAATCGACTATATTGAACGCAAACTAAAATACCAAAGAGACTTCGAAATCTTGGACGAACGAAATAGTTATTCGAAAACAGATCCGGATGCGACATTTATGCGTATGAAAGATGACTATATGAAAAATGGTCAATTGAAGGCAGGTTATAACATACAAGTGGCAACAGAAGGTCAGTATGCGCTTGCCTACAGCATTTTTCCAAACCCAGCGGATACACGTACATTAATCCCATTTTTAGATGAAATCGAACAACATTATTTTAAGCTACCAAAACACATCGTCGCAGATGCCGGATATGGCAGTGAACAAAATTATGATGATATCCTTTTGAATCGTAAGCGAGAAGCTTTAATCACGTACACCATGTATGTAAAAGAACAGAAGAAAACGTATAAGCAAAACGAATTCAATACAGCGAACTGGGATTATGATAAAGAAAATGATCGATACACATGCCCAAACCAACAACATCTTGTATTTAAATATCGTACCACGAAAACGGATAAGTATGATTTCGCGCGTGAGTTTAAGGTATATGAATGTGAAGACTGTTCGGGATGCCCCCTCCGTTCATTATGTACAAAAGCAAAAGAAGGAAATAATCGTAAGTTAATGGTGAATGAGAAGTGGGAACAACAAAAAGAATATGTGAGAGCAAAGCTTTCAGAAGAAAAAACGAGTACCCTTTATCGTCAACGCAAAATTGACGTGGAACCAGTTTTTGGATTCTTGAAGGCTAATTTGCGTTTCACTCGATTTTCTGTACGAGGAAAATCGAAGGTGGAAAACGAGATGGGCCTCGCATTAATGGCCGTGAATTTAAGAAAATTCACAGCCATTAGCTAAAAGCTATCTGGAAAAACATAAAAGATAGAGAAATCCGACTTTGAATGAATTGAAGCTAGTTATGTCCCAGCCTCTTTTATTTTTATAAAAGGCGGATGATTATGAAAAAAATAAAAAATCGAGATGAAGTTTTTGATTTTTTCGAAAGCTATGCCCAGAATTCAAAAGAACAAATTGACAGCAATAAAACGAGAAATCCTTTATTGAAGACATACGTTTTTGAAACTTTTAATGAAGATTTATCATCATTACACAAAAAAGAAACTGCAATAAATAATATTTTAAAAGGTTCAGACATTGATTTAACACATATTGATGAAAGTTTATTTTTAATTACGAGGAATTCAATTGCTGTTGGTTTTCTAGAAGAGATTAATTCCAGGTTTTCAAATTTGTATACTACTATACCAGCGAACGAGTCAGATCAACTGGCAAAACATGTTTTGAAAAGTAGTTCTTTAATAGACTCTATGTGGATTTCTGGAAAATTATTTGATGAGTTATTGTCTCAAACAGTCGAATACCATTATCCACACAGATTTACTAAATTAAGGTTTGAATACGATTTTATTTATGATAAAAGGAATTATATTGATGAAATTATCGAACATAAAGCATCTTCTATCTCATTTGTTGAAGAATTAGAAAATATCCTCCATAAAATAAATGGAGTCAGAGATTATTTAACATTATTTCATGCAATTTCTTCTATGAGGCTTCCTAGCAAATCAGGTGCTGGAGGACACGATTTTTATTTTAACGGTAAAGTAACAAATCGCTCAACTAGTTTTTATGACCATCGAAAACAAATTATAGACACTGTTAATAAATATAAAAATATAACTGAATTTGTAGAGAAGAAAGCATGGATTTCATTAGAAAAAACACCTTCAAGTATTGAAGATTCCTTCTATACTCTTAAAGCTTGCCCTATAACTATTCATTTCAATGAAAAGATAAAACCAGAAGTATTAGAGAAATTTGTTTATACAGTTTTCCCAAAAGGAGCAGATCCATTTAAAATAATTGGAGAAATAAAAGTAGTCGGTAAAAATAGATATCATGTTTACGGAACAGACATGCACTTATGGCAAAACTTGTTTATTGATATATCTTGTACAAACATGATTGTTTATTTACCTTATGGAACTTGCGGAAACACTATCCATAGATTAACTACACATATTCAAAAGTATATACAGCCAAATATCGATGTTTATATTGGCGATCATTCATTTAATGAAATAGTTTCGGAGGCGCATAATGAATAATATTACACCATTATTCCAACTAAATCTATTACTCCACATGTGTATGCCCTACCATAAAACTTCAGGATTTAATCCTTACTTTTACAATAAGGGCTTTTCAATTAGACATATAGAAACAGCTATTCCATTACCACAGGCTAATATAAATCATCTATCAACTATAAATGTAACTAGAAAGAAAGTCTCTCCAGAAATAGTGCTGGCTAATGATAGCGAAATAATATTATTCGAATGTAAAGTCTCTGATTTCGAATTAGATTTCTCGCATCATTCTGCAAGTCAAGCTGCTGGATATCTATCTTTAAATCCCACTTATTTAAGAGATTATTTCGGACTTAAAAAATCTCTATTTAAAGAAGGTAAAATAATGTACGGCATTTTGCCTGAAAAAGAATTACAAGTTAAAAATACTTTACAATCCATACAAAAAATCATTGAAAATATATTTAAAAACGCTTTACCTCATGAAATTTTTACAATTATACAGAACAAAAAAGGTATTTATATCAAGTTAAGTGAGTCAAACAATAAAAAGCCAATCAAAATAATTGATAGTACAATTATGGAAAATGAGCAGTTATTTTATATTATTCCTACTGATATTTCTGGAAATATCGATGAGAATTCCGAAAATATTTTAAAATTGCAGATAAAACAAACTTTAAGAAGTGTCATTGGAAGAGGAATTAATTTTAATAACTTCTCCTTCTCTACTCTTGATATTTGCAAAAAAATTAATCCTATTTGGGATTTACTACCTAACTATTATAGAACAAAACTTAAATTATGGATCAATGATATTCTGAGAGAGTTTATTAATGATTTTTCAAAAACAGGAATTCAAATTACCTATGAAAAACAAACTTTTAAATTCCCTACCTTGTCCGAAAAACAAAAGGATAACATTAGGAAGTATTTAATTTCAGAAGAATTTTTAAATATTGACGACTTCCCTGAAGTAAGCTCAATTCAATTAAGTTTAAATATCTAGCTCCACTTCCCAAAAGTGGGGTTTTATTGTATCCTTAAATAGAACACACGTTCTCTATTATCGTTTTAGGGGTTGATTTACATGCACTATACATATCTTGAAGATTATGTCCAACAGTTCTATATTCGCTTGGGTATTATAGATCCTACCCTACTGCATTTTGAAGAAGTTTCCTTTAGAATGGGCTTGAAAGTTTTTTATTGGCCAGACAAGAGCCAAGCCTTATTTATTAATGGTCGGCATTATATTTTTCTTAATGAACTCCTATCGCCACAGCAACAATGGCAAGATTTTTGTCATGAGCTGTCGCATGTACTTTTACATATCGGTGATCAATTTCATATGTATCCCCTATTTCGTGAGTACCAAGAATACAAGGCCAACAATTTTATGTACCAAGCTTGTATTCCTACTTTTATGTTGGAGGCATTGTCGATACATAATCATACAGCACAAACGATTATGCAAGTAATGCAAATCTTTAACGTAGAATACGATTTTGCTTATAGGAGATTAACACAATATAACAATAAGCATATTATGCAGAGGTTGCATAATATGACCTTTTTAAATATGAGATGATGAATATAGGACAGTTCATAAGTGAGTTTAATATGGGTTATCTGCTTCAAATTACTGTGAAAGGAGTGATGTTCTAATTGTCCTTAAACTCTAATCAATGTACCTGTCCGGGTCAGTTAGATAGGAAGTGGACGATATGGTTAGAAAGAAACTTAATAGTACTAAAAAGGAAAATATTTATTGGTATTATGATTCAAACAAGAAGAAGAAATATGCCTACCGTTACAAATTTTATGACCATACTGGGGTACGTAGAGAAAAAACAAGACAAAACTTTAACTCTAGTATCGAAGCTGAAAAAGCATTAATAGCATTAAAAGCTACTGTTTTAAATGGTGGAGAAAAAATAATATTTAATGAAAACATGACAATTGCTCAATGGGTAGATATTTATTTTGATCGTAAAAAATCAAAATGGAAAGGTACCTCCCCTAAAACTTATCGAAATGTTATTGAAATGTAAGCCCGAAATAAATAAGCGCACCTTCTCGGTACGCACAACGAATGGCCGGCTATCTGAGTTTTTTTCAGATAGCCGGCTATTTTGAACATGTGGCTTGGATATTTTTCGACCAAGGCATGTAAT